TTTGTGTTTGCCCTACAGGACCGGGGTCTCCAACGCCGCCGGGATCTCCCACTGCAGCCCCAGTGCTACCGCTTGTATCCCCAGACATTTCCGCATCAATATAACCAAGTCCTGCCTGCACTCCTGCCTGTATACCACCCGTAACGAAAGCTTTTACGGGGTCTTGTCCAGTTACCACTGCGGTAGCGGCCTGTCCTGCCCCAGTTCCAATAATTTGCGCTGCGGTTGCACTGGCTCCCGCTGATGACGCGGCTTGCGCACCATATTTAGCTCCATACCCCGCTGCCTGCCCAGCTATATAC